GTTTATCTCTGGACAAAATAGGCCGTTTTCCTGATACGCTAAATCCGCCAATCCTATATGCGCCCAAATAATTGCGTTTTTACTTTGTGTTTTCGTGGTATGTTTTTATTTGTTCTAAAAATTGTACTATTCCTATGTCCGGTATTGTACAAAACCAATAATAAATTGTACTTTTTTTATGCACTATTCCGGCTTAATAGTGGGTATTATTTACCAAGTACCCACCATTTTTCATTCCAACCGTTCCAACCGTTCCAACCGACCTATATATATATATCATTATTATTATTAAAAATATATATATGAGGCAGTTACGCACAGCAGCCAGCTGCGGAATCGGGGTTTTGTCGGTTGGAATGGTGTTCCAACCTGTTCCAACCGTTCCAACCGGCCAAAAAATACTTGTCCTAAAAATGCCAAGTAAATGGCCGGATATTCGTAATGTTGAAAATGGCAGAATTAAAAATCAATCAGATTTTGACAATGATTCATACCAGCACTGGCGAGTTTGAAATTGAGTTCATCCGGAAGGATGGAAGCGAGCGAGTAACGAAGCCCAGGGTAAGAACCGGCACTCCGGCCAGCGCAAGCAAATTGCGAAAGCTGCGAGGTGAACCAGTAATTGCCGGGAAAAGCTGGGGGCATCAGGTTAATAGAGAACATAACCTGCTGCTTTTCGACATCGAAAAAAACCGACCTTTCGAAATAAAAATCGCCCTGCTGATGGCGTTTAATAAAATATTAGTTCGTTGGCATAATGAAAAACGATAATCACCTGGTCGCATTCCTGCGAAAAAGCCGTTCAGTAATGACACTGACCAATACTAAAAATGTTTTGCGAACCAAAAATCAGGGTAACCTGGATGGTTTCAAGTTTGAAAAATTCGGATCAGATGATAAGCTGCCGGATGAAATCCTGACCGCAGTTTGGGAAAACGATTTTATGCCGCAGCTGCTTCACACTGAAGCAGCATTTTTGCACGGCGCAGGATTGGGTTTGTTCCGCCGCCGGATAGTAACCGGCACAGATCAAATGGGCGCAAAAGAAATCATTGAACCAGTAAGTGATCCGGCCGTTGAAAACTGGATGGATCAGGTTCATTTGTCCGATTACTGGCTGAAGGCTTGCATTCAGTTTGTAACCGGCGCAAATGTTTATACCGGTTTTAACCTGAACATTGCCGGCCAACCGGTGGAATTGAATGTGTACGATTGGAGTACAGTCAGGGCAGAACAAGTGGATGAGGCCACCGGGCAAATTAACCAGTACCTGCTTTTTGGTGAACGGATTATTAATGATAATAAAATTAAGGTTCAGGCACTGCCCAGGTATTACACCGGAATTCAGAATCAGTATCCGCAATTTATCTATCATGCAAAAATGCCGACATCAGGACAGGCCGTTTACGGTTTGCCGATTTGGTACGGCGCATTGGAAACAATTAAGGTTTTGAACCGTGTTCCTAAATTTCACGGCAGCGGAATTGATAACGGATATAATGTAAAGTATCATGTCAAAGTGCCCAGCCTGTACCTGGATCAGTTTGGAACGCAGGAAGAAAAAGACAAAGCCTGGAAAGATTTACAGGATGCGATGGATGAACAGCTGTGCGGAGTGAACAATGTGAATAAAACCGTGATGACAAAGTTTTTCATCGACCCGGTTTCAAATAAGCCGCTGCCAGGATTTGATATATTGGCACTCCAGCAAGTGAAAACAGATGAGCAATATTTGAACCTGTCAAAAGATTTCCGGATTAATGCTGCCAGTTCAGTGGGCATCCATCCGGGCCTGGCCAATGTGGATACCGGCGGAAAACTGGGTGGATCAGCATCGGAAATGCGAGTGGCGGCGCAGCTGCACCTGGCCCTACGCACGCCTATTCCAAGAACGATTCTTTTGCAGCCGATAAAAATTGCAATGAAGCTGATGAACTTTGCGCCGGATTTATTTATTGCGCCGAAGGATTTTGAACTGACTACCTTAGATAATAATCCAACCGGAAACCAAACTGTTGCAACCAATGTTACTTTCTAATATTGAAGAAATCAAAGGGTATTACTCCCGGCTGAACATCAATTCAGATTTTGAATCGTTCAGTTCTTTCATCGCCGATGCGCAAATAAAGTATTTGCTGCCGCTGGTTGGCCAGGAAACCATTGATGAAATGGAAAGCTGGTATGCCGGATGGGATGGCACAACCGTTGATCCGGTTGATGAGAAAAACGCAAAGCTGCTGAACTGGATACAGCGAGTGCTGGTGTATTACACGATGCTCGATGCTGCTCCTACCCTTGCACTGGATATGGGCGATAATGGCCTGACCGAAAAAACTACCGATGGAACTACACCGGTTCGTTTGTTCGTGTATGAAAAACTGGTTGAATATCTCAGCCAGTCGGCCGACCGATTCGCCGAGGTATTGCTGATGAATTTGGAACTGGCCGCAGCTGATTATCCGTTTTGGGATGAATCAGCCAGCCGCCAAAACCAGCGGAAACTATTTTTGGAAAGCGGCGTAAGGCTGGCCGAATTTATGCCGATATCTGAACCGATGCGGTTTTACTTGGGAATGATTCCGAGCATTAATAAAATCGAAACGCTGGTAATTCAGGAACTAATCGGCACAGCTTTATTTGATGAATTAAAAACGCAGATGGAAGCCGGAACGCTTACCACTGAAAACGCATTGCTGGTTTCCAAAATCAGGCCGGTTGTTGCTTACCATTCAATGATTGATTGTCTTCCGAATATGTCGGTGGCTGTTGGTTCAACAGGTATCCGGGTGTTGAATCAATATGATAGCCAGCGAAATCGTGGAACAGATGATACACAGAACGGCATCGTTACCCAGTATCGGGGCAATGCGGTTACTTACGAAGGATTGCTGCGCAAATTCCTGAATGACAATTTCAGCGATTACCCACTTTGGCCAGTTGCGGTTTTTTCCACCGATCCAGGCGCAGTGTTTCAGATTCCGGATAATACTTTTAAACGCTCATTTAGATTTTAAAATGTCTGCGGAAATCATCGCCACCATCATCGCCATTTCATTTGCCATAATGGCCAGCATCATCGGAATTTACATTCAGCTGAATTCTAAGGTTTCAGTAATCGATGAAAAAATTGCCCGGCTGGAAGAACAAGTTAGGATTGATGCGGCCGAGCGAAAAGAACAAACAAAAGTATTGCACAACCTGGCACTGAGCATTCAGAGATTATCCGGATTTTTGGAGGCGCATCAGAATTTTCCTAAAATATGAAATCCATTCCGCTGCCTGTAATATTAATCGGGGTGATGGTCGCAGTGATTAGCTACCTGATTTATCGGGAGCGGAAGTTTGGGCAGGTAATTTCCGAAAATGGGAACCTGCTTAAATTATTGGTGGCAAAAAATCAGGAAGTAATTAAAGGCGATTCGGGCGAAACCTTAATTCGCCAGGCGAAAGTCGAAGTAAGCCGGGAAACATTCGGCCAGCTGATGGGCGATAAAATTGATAACCTGGAGGGGCGGATGAATACACGATTTAACCGCATTGAATCGATTACTGAACTATCCGTGAAGACTATCACCAAACAAAAAATTTACGGAAAAGACACTGTGATGGTTTGGCACTTTGATTCAACGGCCGCACCAAAACTGGATACCGTAATGGTGTTCCGGTTTTCCGATAAATTTGGAAGCAGCCAAATAACGGTTCGAGGAAAAGAAGCCATAAAAATTGACAGTACAATAAATTCGTTTTACATAATTGAAGACAGAGAAAAATGGAAACTGAAACACCTGTTCAAAAAAAGAGAAAGAAGGTACAACCTGATCATCATGAATCCCAATTCGAAACTGGATACCTTACGGAACCTACAAATTATACCAAAGTAAATCGCTGGTGGCGCACCTGGAATGAATTGGTATTATCGCCGCTGGCGATGCTGGTTTTTTTTGCCGGATACTATTTAGTTTATCAGCAGTTCGGGCCGGAGGCCGGACTGATTCCTCCCGGATATTTTACCAATATACTTGCAGGGGCTATGATTATGTATGTTGCCGGAATGATGGCCACGATGGCCACCAAGTTTAATTTTCCAAAGTATTACTATAGCATTTTCGTAACTAATTTCATCGAAAAAGAAAGCATCACGATTACCGGATTATGCATCTACTTTCTTTATTATGGCTTATCAGTTTGGGCATTAACCGCCCTGCTGTAAATCAACAGCCAACCGACTGGCAGCTAAACGCACAGTGTCTGCTGGATCGTGCCAGATCAATGCTGCATATCCGGGAAAGCGGAGGTAATAACCGAGGGCCAAAAGTTGAGGCGATTATAATTTTTGCCGGGGGAAAACCTGGGCAAGCTTGGTGCGCATATTTCCAGCGGTACATTCACATCAAGTGCGGAAGACAAGCGGCCAGCGGTTATTCACCCAGCTGGTTTATTCCTGCCCGGTTGGTGAAAAATAATCAGGTTCCTGGCGATGTGTTTTCGATTTGGAACAATGGTAAAAACCGAATCGCACATATTGGAATGATAGAACAAGTTTTGCCCAATGGAAAATTTATAGTTACCATTGAAGGAAATACCGGCACAACCGGAATTCGTGATGGCGCAGGTGTTCATCGCCTGACTAGATCAGTAAATTCAATTTATAATTTTGCACGATGGTGGAACCTGAAAAAAATCTAAATGTAAAGCCGGGCATAACCGGCTTTTTTATACTTGATCTCATGTTAATTTATTTTTCCGGAATGGGATTTTGGTCAGTTTTCTTTTGGGGCATTAGTGATGGGAAAAGTATTTTATCCAAAGACATTATTGAAAATTCCAATTATCTGATGTTGCCAGTTGTTGCTGGATGGTGTTTGGTTTATTTAATTCATAAAGCATTTTGGGTTGGTACGGCTAGAAATCGGAAAGATAAAAATTGATTTTCCTGAGAAGTGGGAAGAACTTACGCCGGAGGATTTTGGCCGGGTCGGCCATATATTGCTGAACGAATGGAATCCTGCTTTGCAGTATATGATAATTCGGATGCTCACGCCATCCGTGCATCCATCTGTTTGGGTTAATCTAACAGATGATGAATTGCTGGCACTGCTGCCGCTTACGAATTTTATGAAAGAACCAGTTAAGCTGAAATCAATGCGGCTTTTTCGCATTGGTTTTCGGTCTTATTATTTACCGGATCGCAGCAATATCTTGCTGGCAGATTGGGCATTTTCCGAACAACTAGTGAAAGCATTTGTAAACACAGGCAACGAACTTTTTTTGAACCAGCTGGTGGCCACTATTTGCCGCCCGAAAAAGTGGTGGATACAACTTATTCCATTTTGGAAAAAGTTTAATTTGAAATGGAATGGAGACATCCGGGAAAAATTTCATTCGGCGATTGCCGAAGATCGTACTCCAAAGATTGCAAAAGTTCCCCTGCACAAACGCCTGATGGTGGTGTGGTGGGTAGTACAATTGCGCTGGGAAGTTCAGCGCACAAATCAAATTTTATTTTCCGGAGGTGGCAAAGGAGGCGGCGGCGATTGGGTGGAAGCTGCAATGGAAATTTCGGAAAGAGGTTTGTTCGGGAATTTTGAACAGACAATGCAAACTCCTTTTTCAATGGTGGTTAAATATTTGAATTTGCAAAACAATAAGGCCAAATCAATATGAATAATTTCCTGGCACTTAAACAATATTTTCAAGGACTTGCAGACAGCCATGTTTTGCTGGATGGCAATTTTGTTCACGGCGGAATTTCAAAACTCCGGGCTGATGTTTTGTCTAAAAAGAAATATCCGCTGTTGTGGTTTGAAACACCATCAATTGAAATTTACCATTCCGGTTCGGCGATCCTGGCAAACAAAAAATCTGCGGTGGTAATCCTGGGAAAGATGAATGCCAACAATGACACGGAAGCAGATCAGGATGATACGCTGGATGTGCTGGAAGGCATTGCACTTGATGTGATTTCAAAGCTGCGAAAAGATGCAGTTGATGGGCTGCACAAAATAAATATTTCTGAATGCGACCTCGATCCGATTGATCCGCTGCTGGTGGATAACTGTATTGGATGGCGGTTTGAATTCACCATTACAAACGCAATAAACATTTGTTTTAATTCCGAGAACTGGACATAAATATGGCTTGTTATTATTCAAAAAATCCAATCAATGTTCAGGTGGTTACTACCGGTACATTTAACACAACCGAAATTCAGGTATTTGGCGAAACACAGGCAGGGTCTGATGTATTTAATTCGCTGGGTACTTTTCGTTTTATAAGTGATGGAAATTCGGAAGTGAATCAGGACATCGCAACTGTACTGGATGCATACTGCCTGAAATTGCTGAAAACATCCGTGCCAAATAACGGCGGCACAATTGATGAACTGCCATTGCATTCAATTGGCTGGTACATTTCCAGTCGGCACTACGATTCAGGAACCTGGACAAGCTGGGTGGATCAAGAAACAAATTATGTATTGTATGGTGGTGTCGGTTATGAAGAGGTAACCAGCGCAGGGCTGGAATTAAGCAGCCGATTTTTGCAGACAAACGATTACGATTTTACCACGAAAATTAATGACCCGGCAGTTTATGCCTTAATTGAAACGCCGGGAACTTATCAGTGGGAAATTGAACACGAAGAATTTCAAGGGTCATACAACGGCGGTTCGGATGGCACAATTACAACTACGAATGTTTGGTCGGTTGTAAAATTTCCGGTATCCATTCCGACCGATACTTATAAAACAACAATCAGCCTGAATTTAGATGGCCCAATAATTGAATGCCATTTAATAAATGATACCTATCCGCACGATGCCAAAGAAGAATTCATTTTTCTTTCAATGCGTAATGGCTGGCGATCACTTACCTGCACCGGGAATTTATCTTCCGTTTTAGAGGTGGCACAAAATACTTACGAAACACAACAGCAGCTGGAATATTACGATAATGCCAATATTGCCACGAGCGAAGTTTGGCGGTCGCTTGGTAATAAAAAATTTAAAGTAGCTACCGGATTTATGCCTGAAACAATGATTGACCAGCTGCTGCAAGATTTTTTGTTATCACCCAAAAAATTCAAGTATGATATAATGCTGGATAAATTCCTGCCGGTGGTGGTAACTACTAAATCGGTTGAGTACATGAATTCAACCAAAAAAGGATTGAAATCGTTTTCATTTGAATATCGGCCAGCATTTGATAACAACATGGTAAGTAAGTTATGAACCTCACATTAATCGCAGAGGACGGAACGCAATTAGACCTGAATCCGGGAACGGTGGTTCAGGTTAATTTTTTTAATTCAATATTCAGCACGGAAGTATTGCGAGGCAGTTATACCTACACATTTGCGCTGCCGATGTCTCCGGTAAATAAATTGTTTTTTGGGTTTTCCGACCACATTAATTCCCTGGCTACTTACCAAAAGGAATATACCGGATTTAAATTCAAATCGGGCATTATAGAAATTCCCTGCACTTTGTCGCTAGATTCAATTTCAAGCGAAGGTTTTAATGTTTCGCTGTACCTGGCCAGCGGTGCGGTGGCAGATAAGTTAAAAGAAAAACTGCTGACTGATATTACAACCGAAACTATCGAAGTAAAGGATGAGATTCAATTTGCCCAGTACCGGCTGACATTTAACGCATCACCGGTAATGAATGAATACCTGTATGCCACCGTGCGATATGAATCGGCCGGGCCGACCTACGATGAATATGTTTATGGCATTGAATACACCGGGCAAACCGAATCTGAATTAATGCTGGCCATTGCTGAACAAATTAATACTTATCGACCAATTCAACCGTACAATGCTGCAACCAATTACATGGAATATGACCTGGCACTTGATACGGCAACAGATGATATTTATGCGAGTGATCAGGATAATAATTTAGGTAATACATTTCCGGGATCAACCTGGCTTTTCCTATGTTCAAAAAATGACTGGCCAACAAAAAGGGCAGAATACAATTCATCATTAGACAATCCTAAATGGTGGAAATATGATTTGTTTTTGGCCAACAAAGGATTCCGTGCTTATTCAAGTGGCAATTCAATAACATTATATGAATATAATGCATCAGCATATACCTTAAATTTCGATTCATTTAATCAGTTTTTAGACCAAAATAATGATGTTGGAGTTTGGGCATTTTTAGGAGGTATTAATTACACTTATCCAACAGCCAATATTTTTAATGATTACCTGGCAATTTTTTTAACTAAAAAAGTAAACAAAGCAGTAGCTGGCGAAAACTTTATTGCGTTTCCTTATTTAAATCCAACTTTTTCTCCACATCCGGATTATTGCGGAATTGTAAATTATTGGAAGAACGGTGGGTTTTTTGGTAACGATTATGATTTTAATGATTTTCAAACTCACGCACACAGCATTTCAATTAATGCTTTATACACTATTCAAAAGCTGCACGATTATTTATCAAATGAATTTGATGGTAATGTGGATATGCCAAATATTTCCGATGATAATTTCGTAATCGGATTATATCTTTTTTCAAATTATTCGGCAGATCGGTTTACAAAATTCAATTCAGGCGGTTGGAAAGAAGCGGATTTGGGTGCAAATATTTTAAATCTAAGCCAATATTTGCCGCCAATAACTTTGGGCGATTTTCTGAACGGATTTCGTAATTATTTTTTTCTTGGAATCTTTTTTGACTTTTTTTCTACTAAAGTAAAATACCGGAAGCTGGCAGATGTTCTTTCAGATTTTGCAAATGCCATAGACCTGACCGCAGAGGTCGGCCAGTTTCAGGAAATTGTTTACGAAAATCCAAAAGGATTTTTTCTGCAATACAGCCACGATCCTGGCGATGAGTTAATCGGTAAATTCACAAACGATATTTATAATAATGAATTTACACTGGTTACACCGGTGGCAAATTTTGCCAGCTTACCAACCAGCCCAGATGAAAATGATTTGTGCCTGGTTATTGATGAGGATCAATATTATTTAGCTGTTCAAATAAATGATGGTACAATTGAATGGCAGTATTTTTCCAAAAATCTGTACGGATTAAAGCTACCCGATAATGATGGAAACACTGTTACAATTTACCAGCCGAAGTCATCAACCACATTAATGTACACCGGCCACGATTGGTTGGAAGGGCCGAGATACTTTCCGGCATTTTTCATTCAGAATGCGGAAATAACCTACCGGGTTGGCGATTTTGTTCGTGATGAAAACGGAGATTATTATGAATGCCTGGTGGAGCATAACAACCAACCGTTGAGCAGCGCAGCATATTGGGCATTGCGCAATTTTGATTTTGTAAAAATGCCGATGTCCAGCATCAGCCGGAACTCAAAGACATTTAAAGAAAAAACAAAATGCACTCTGCGTTTTCTCTATTATGCCGGAATGGTTCAACCATTGGCTGGCAACGAAGTTCAACCGCACGCAACCAACGATGCCGGTTCAATGGGTTCATTAAAATGGGAGGGTGATTTTGGCCTATACAATATGTGGGGCAAAGAATGGATTGAATTTGTAAACAAGCGTAAACGCACAACTGTGCAGCTGCCGATAAACGAAACGCTGTTGCAGGAATTACGGCCTGATCGATTGATAAAAATTCACAATCAGTTTTATTTGTATTTAGAAATAAAAGCCAGTTTTCCAATGGAAAACGGACTTTCGACATTAACACTTTATTCGATTAACTGATGCCATCACCAAAACGAATTCGGCTGCGTGATCTGCGCAAATCGCCAGGGCTGGTAACACATGAACAGCTAGCCGCTGTAATTGATGCAGTAGTTTTAATCGATGAACAAACTGGAGGCGGCGGCGGCGGCGGCGCAAGCTGGTACGATGGCAGCGGCGCACCGGCATCCGGATTAGGAGCCAATGGCGATTATTATTTAAATGTGGCAAATGGTGATGTCTATGCAAAATCTGCTGGATCCTGGTCAGTAGTTGGTAACATTAAAGGGCCAACCGGTGCGACTGGTGCGACTGGTGCGACAGGTGCGACAGGCCCAGCTGGCCCTGGTGTAGCTGCCGGAGGAACTGCCGGGCAGATACTGGCTAAAATTGATTCGACAAATTATAACACCGAATGGATTGACAATTTTACGAGTCAGGTAAAACATTTGGTAAAAGCCGGGGTGGACCTGACAAAGGGCCAGGCGGTTTATGTAACCTCCGCCAATGGCACAAATATGATTGTCGGGAAAGCCGACAATTCAACCGAAGCCACATCCAGTAAAACGATGGGTTTGATTGGGCAAAACTTGGCCAATAATGGACATGGGTATGTTATTACGGAGGGCTTGTTGGCCGGCCTTGATACCAGCGCAGCAGGTGCAGATGGTGATCCGGTTTTTTTGGGAACGAACGGAAATTTACTTTACGGTTTAAGCAATAAACCAAGTGCGCCAACCAATTTAGTTTTTATCGGAATTGTTACCCGAAAGCAATCCATTAACGGCGAAATTTTTGTTAAGGTTCAAAATGGTTTTGAACTTAACGAATTGCACGATGTTGCGATTTCCAGTATTGCAGATAATAATTTATTAATGTATGAATCATCAACGCAACTTTGGAAAAACAAAACGCTGGCTGAAGTTATTATTGGTGGTATCGGGGCTGGAACAAATGGACAGTATTTACAAACCAATGGATCAAATACATTTTCTTGGCAAACGATTCCCGATGCGACCGATGCCATTAAAGGTTTGGTAAGTATCTCCAATCAGACTTTTGCCGGAATTAAATCATTTGGCAACGGCATAAATGCTGGAGAAATTAGATTTCTTGAACCATCCGGCAGCGGTTCAAACTGGGTAGCAATAAAAGCCCAGGCAATAACAGCGGATTATTCAATTACCTTACCACCAGCTGCACCAAGTGGTGCGCAATATTTACAATCAACCGGTTCCACAGGAGTGCTACAATGGACATCAGGAACTACAACCGGAGTAAGTAGCATTGGCACAATTAATTCAGCTACTAAAAATCCAAATGGTGCGGTGATATCAGGGTCGAACATTATCATGCAAACAGCTGATGCCACATCAGTTGGATTAGTCAGCATTGGGACGCAAGTATTTGCAGGAGCAAAAACATTTCAGGCGCAAGTAAATGTAGGAAATGCCACATATGTTTCTGCCGTTCTTGCAATGGGAGGATCGACAAGTAATTTAATTTCATTCCCAGCTATTGGGACAAGCGTTCCTACAAATGGAGCAACACCCGGATCAGGTACAAAAATTGTTATTTATCCATCGGGTCAAGCTGGCATAACCAATGCGGCAATTGGATATTCAACTGCCACTAACAACAATGAAATGTGGTTTTCCTGTCGGCAAGCTGGCGTGGATAGAATTAGTTTTTACAATCAAACTACAAGACTTGGCTACTGGGGAACTGTCTTAGGCATTGGTGGTGGACTATTTATTGGAGAAAGTACAATAACTGGTTTATTATTTATGGGCAGTACAACCAGTAATCTAATTTCATTTCAGGATGGAGGTGTTGCTGTGCCATCTACCACATCAACAAGAAGTGCAGGTTCAAAAATTGTAATCAAAAATGGAACTGGTACTAATTCTACCGATTATGCAATTGGATTTAATACTAATGAAATGTGGCTGTCCAATCCCACCGCAGGGACAACATCATTTTATGTTCTTGCAACAAGATATGCTAGATTTGGATCTATCAGTGGTAATACTGGATTGCATTTAGGCGATGGGACAACAAATGGATATTTAGGGTTTTTAGGGACATCAGCAAACCTAATTAATTATGGAGATGGAGGAGTAGCTGCACCAAACTCAAGTACTACACGAAGTGCCGGTTATAAATTAATTGTAAAAACTAATTTTGGCAACGGATTAAGTGATTACGGAATTGGATATAATACAGATGAATTGTGGTTTGCCGGTGGCTCAACAGGAGGAACTGGCCAGGTGGCATTTTATCTTGGATTTACTACGCCTAGAGTTACAATTGCAAACGGATTTTTAAATTTAGTTTCCGGATTTGCTTACCGCATCAATGGAGTACAGGTTGTTGGTAGTAGAATTGGCGGATGGAGCGCACCAACTGCAACACAATTAAGAGCAGCATTAACAAATACATCAACCGCCACGGATGTTTTGCAAACACTTGCTGCATTAATAGTAGATTTGAGAACACACGGATTAATTAATAATTAATGAATAAAATAATCATACCGATAAGCGATGAACCAAATTATGGTTTTAAACGCACAGCAACAATGGCTGGTTTATCAATTAATGTTTTGCCATTTTTAGGCGAAAATTTGGTTCTAATTGTTCAAATTGATTATTATGATAAAACAGACAAATCAATTGACTTGATACCATCAAAAATTGTAAACCTGCAAGCATCCGGAGAATCATTTTTTAAATATTTAGAAATGATAAATGAGCCGGTGATAATTAAAGATGAGGTTATAAAAAAAATTCAGGAATCTGATTTAGAAAAATTATTTGATTGATATGATAAATTATAAAAAAGTAATAACGCTGACCAATTTTTACGATGTTGTTAAGGCGATGCCTAATGTAAATGATTATCCACAGGTAATTCAGCTGGGTAAGCTGGCGAAAAAAATGCAGCCGGTACTTGAGCAGATGAATGATGAAGTCGATGATATTAGAATTGATCATTGCAATAAAGAAAAAAATAAAATCACAAGAGATGCCCAGGGCAATTATGAATTTACAGCAGATGGAGAAAGAGCATTCAAGAAAGCCTATCGGGAATTACTGATAAAGCCTATAGAGGTTCAATTCACGCCGTTGAATTATGCTGATCTTTGCCAGGTATTACCCGAAGAATTCGCCAGGCAGAATTCATGGGAGGCGGTATCTGAGTTTTTAGAACCGTTTTATTTTGTTTAGTTATTTTTTTTATAAAAAACTGGTCTGAAAATGAACCAGTTAAATATTTTTTTAAAAAAAAGTGTGCAAATATTTGCACATATGGTTTCCGGCCTGCTACATTTGTATCAGTTAAATTTTAAGCCATTAAACATTTACCGTTATGTCTTTCGTTTTAAAAGCCGTTGCACCTACTGTTTACCAGTATCAATCCGTAAGTTTTTTTGGCCGTGTCCGCAATTGCGGCGGTGCTTATGTTTTTGAAGAAAAATTTGACAGCCGTGAGGATGCCATTGAATACCTGCATCACTGTGTTGGCTAACCGAGGTTGAAGATTTTGAAACTGAATTTTAATTTAATCAATAAAACAGATGCATAAATTTATGAAAATCAAAATGGTAAAAACTCCGCTGGGAGCGCAGTTTTTGATGGAATGGTGGTACGAATTTAACGGCCACAAATACCTGGTGGATTGGTCAATCAGAAAATCCATAAAATGACAATTCATCATTTTATGATTGAAACAAAAGCCGGTGATTACCGGCTTGTTTCTTTTGCAAACCTGCCATACACCAATCAATTTAATCGACCAGGATCAAATAATCGTATCGGTGATTACATTAAGGTTAGACCCGGTGTTGAAGGTAGAATCGTAAAAATTAAGCATGAAATTTATCATGCTTGTAAAGGACATCAGCAAAAAAAAGTAATGAGTTTTACGCTAAAAAAATGAATAATGAAGTACGAAATTTATTCGCACAGCTTAAAGCGGAGCGAATCAGACAAAAAAAATCTCAAATTGATATTGCGGAAGCAATGGGAATCGATCGTTCAGCTGTATCAAAAATGGAGGCAGGGGCGAATATTAGTATTGGCAGAACGATTGAATTTGCAAAAATTCTTGGTGGCAAATTATATGTTGAATATGGAAATAAAGATTGGAGGTAGATATTGGACAATTAAGCCGCCTATGGATTCGGCAGATAAGTTTGTTCGGCCCTGGCTGGTTGAATTTTATGCGAGTGATCAGGGTGTTGATTATTTCAGAGATGAAAAAGGAAATGGATTTCTCATTTCCAGCCAAAAAGACCCGGCAGAATTTCTATTTCAAACAGCAGAAACAGCCATGAATGCGTATTACCATCGTAAAATTCAGATGAATGAACAAAAGGTAATGGAATTATTGCAAGAAAATGCCATTTACTACACGATGACAAAAAGCATATTATGAATGATTTCAATAAATTCTGCGCATTTGTTAAATGCACTCTAATCACCAGCGAGGTAGTGCATTTTTCCGGCAAAAAAATGCGCCATGAGGTTAAATACCATTTTAACCAAGTGCGAAATTCCTGCACCCTATTTGAAAAATTTATTCACCGGGAACTTGGCGAAATGGCTGAACACGAAGATGAAATAAATTCGGGCATTTGTAACTTGGTTTGGCAAATTTTTGACATGAACCCGGAAACAAGAGACAAATTTTTAGAGCATATAAACAAATTTGAATATGAAAGCGAAGGATCAACGGACAATTCTTGAAAATCAACTGGAAGAAATCTTAAAAATTATTTCCAGCAAAGGCCACGATTACGCTGGCGAGGAAGATGTGTTGAAAGTTTTCCGCCAGGTAGGCGAATTGCTTGAAATGGATATGGCGGCGGTGTGCCAGGTGTTTATTACCACCAAAATTTTACGCCTTAAAAACCTATCCGAGGCCGGAAAGCAGCCAAAACACGAATCAATCCGGGATACACTGCGAGATTTGCAATGCTACAGCCTGATTTTGGAACATATTTATTTAAGCCAAAACCAATAAGAGGTATGGGAGCAGGGAAAAATAATCAGAATGCGATTAAGTACGGCAAAAAAATGATTCACGCCGTTACTTTTAAAATGCCGATTAATGAATTTGAACAATTTCTAATTTACACGGGCCAGCGATGCCGATCAGAAGTTATCAGGGAAATAATAAACAAAAGAATCAATGATGAAAAAGCAATGGACACCAGCCGAAGATAGACATTTAGCTGATATTTATCCGAAAACGCACAATCACGAAGTGGCAAAACTGATGAATCGAACATATGGAAGCATAATTGGAAGGGCATCCATTTTGGGATTGAAAAAGGATCCAGGATATATTCACGAATTGCTGATGATCGAGGCGCAGAAATTGCAGAAGCTTGGTGGAAACACCAGGTTTACAAAAGGAAGAACTCCGGTTAATAAGGGCGTTAAGCTGACAGCGGATCAGAAGGCTAAAATTCAATATACATTCTTTCCAAAGGGCCATATACCGGCAAATCTGAAACCAATCGGTTCAGAGCGCATTAGTCAGGATGGATACATAATGGTAAAAATTCGCAATGGTAAATATGTGCTGAAGCATAGGCTAATTTGGGAAATGGAACACGGCCGTGTTCCTGCCGGACACTGCCTGAAATTTATTGATGGTAATCCGCTGAACTGCGTTTTATCGAACATCCGGCTGACAACTAAAAAAGCGGTGATGGAATTTAATCAAATTCATAACCTGCCGGATGACATTAAAGAAGTAATAAGATTGAAAACTAAAATAAACAGAATTTGCGATGCCAAAAAACAAGATTGAAGATTTGCGAAACCATCTATTCGCCACTATTGAAGCCCTGCTGGATGAGGAAAACCCGATGGACATTGAACGAGCAAGGGCAGTATCGGATGTTGCCCAGGTAGTTATTAACTCCGCAAAAGTGGAAGTAATGTATATGCGCCTGACAGGCACAAACGGTACTAATTTTATTCCTGAATCAAATCAAATTGACCTGCGATGAATAACCTAACAGCGTTTATATTAATGATGATTATAGGTTTAGAATCATTTCTAACCCAAAATCAGCAGATTATTCCTGGGATCCATTTATTGTTTATTTGGGTATTAGTTCCATTTATTTTAATTCCGGCGATGGTAATGATGTTGATGGAAGCTAAAACCAAAAGTAAAAAATTTGAAATAGTTTTTTATGGCACAATTGGGTATTTTTTAGGGGTTTATATGTTTAATGTATGATAAAATATACAAAATTGAACAACATGGATATGAAACAATTAATACCGTACACCGCAAAATTATTGTGCGAGGCAGGGGTAAATAAGTCAAATTATAATTTAAGCCTGTGTTTAAAAATTTTGGGAAGTCATAGTAACCGAATCAATCTGTTATCTTGTATCATGCGAAACGAATCGGCTATATTTGAGGCGTTAAAATGGTAAGTGTATAAACTTGGTTAGAATTGAACAATTCATTCAAATGCGGCGGTCAGTGATCGCCGTTTTTGTTTAGTCCTATATTCAGTCGCAAATTATGGCAACATTTGCGACAATGGCGGTAAAAGAACTAAGTGTGGAAATGGTGGAGGAACTGCACGATGCAGTTGCGGCTTGGATGGAAATAGCCATCCAGCGGTTGCGCAAAAATGCAGCTGACAAAAAGCTGGAAAATACCGGGGAAAGCATTCAATCAATAGCCGGTCGGATTATTGCCGGGGCAGATGGCCAGTTTGATGCCCTGATTGATTTCAAAGCATCGGCCCGATTTGCCGATTATCGGAAAAATGTTCAGTATTCAAAGCTACCACCAGTTCAAATGCTGGCTGAATGGGTTTTGGGTAAGGGAATTGGCAAATTCAAATACATTCCTGGGTATCGGGCTGGGAGAGTCCGGCCGATTGATGAAATTGCTGCTCGGCGCATTGCCTGGGGCGTGGCTGTTCGAAGGTATCAAAAGGGATATGGCCGAAAAAAACCGTGGTTTGCAAAATTGATGTACGGCCCATTAATCGCAATGCTTATTAAAACATCCATTGATACAATCGGGACTACATCGATCAAATTATTTGAAAACAATTTAGATAAAGAAATAAGCTAATGGCTGGAAATAAAACCGAAACCCAAATTGGGTTAAAAATTAATGGCGAAATCGCTGCCAAAACCATCCGTGAATTAGAAAGTGAGGTAAAAAGCCTGAATCGTGAAATGCGATTGCTGCCGGTGGGCAGCCAGGAATTCGCCGATAAAGCAAAAGAACTTGGAACAGCGACTAACCGGTTAAACGAAGTAAGAAATGCCACCAGGCAGGTTCGTGAACAAATGGCGCAAGTTGGCGATACGGCGAAAAAAGCCAATGCGGATATACTTGGGATGACTAATACCGGCCGGATGATTCAGGATTTTGCTACCACATTTACTGCTGTAAGATCGGCGGTAATGGCTAATGTAGCTGCAATGGGTGCATTGCGACTGGCACTGGCTGCAACAGGAATTGGAGCAATCATTATTGCATTGACATCATTATACACATGGTTTACAAAAACAGATGAAGGCGCAAAAAAGTTGGAGGGTATCACTACCGGGTTGGGGTTGGCGTTTAAAGTTATTACCGGGATAGTGGCGCAATTGGGTGAGGCTATTTTTAAGGCATTTGAAAATCCAAAACAGGCATTAATAGACCTTAGTAACTTAATTTTAAACAATCTAATCAACCGATTTACAGCATTTGGAATTATTCTCGATGGCATAATTAATGCCGATATGGAAAAAATAACAAACGGAACTGTTCAATTGGGTACTGGCATTGAGAATGCCACGGTTAAGGTTAAGGAATTTAATAAGGAATTAACTGCTGCGGTGGCCGTTGGTAACGAATTGGCAGAATTAAACGATAAACTGGATGAGGATTCGGCAAATAACCTGGTTAAAACGGCGCAGCTGGAACAGCAAATTACCCGGTTAATTCTCCAATCAAAAGATCGGACAAAAACTGAACAGGAACGGTTGGCAATTTTGGACAGAGCCAGCGCCCTAGAACGGCAGAAACTAAACCAGGATTTGGCGATTGCGCAGCAAAAAACAAAAATTGCAGAACTGGAATTTAAGCAAATCGGCGAAAACGATGTTGCATCGGATGAAGCCAGGCGAAAATTTAGAGAGGCACAAGCTGAAGAAATAGCCCTCCGAACCGAATCGATTAATCTACAGGAAAAAATAACAAACCGAAGAAATCAATTACTTGATTCAATCGAATCGGAACAGGAAAAATCGCTTGAAAATCAAAGAAAAATGCAGGAAGATGCCGATAAAGCAGCATTAGATTATTCGCAAAAACTGACAGATTTGAAAATTGCCAACATCAAAGATGAATATGAAAGAAAAGATGCGGAAATTATGGTGGCATTTGAAAGAGAACTGGCAAATCTTCAGGCAAATGGCCAATTAACAGCAGAAATCGCTATAGAACTTGAAAAAAAACAGGATGCTGCGTTACTGCAAAACCGCATTGATCGGGAAACAGCTGAAGAAGAGCGGAAGAAAAAGAAAAAAGAAGATGAGTTAAAAGCGGCAGAAGAAGAATTATTATTGGAGGAAGAACGGCAAACTATTGCCGTTGAAAGATTGGTGGCATCAGAAACGATTAAGGAAGAAAAATTATTTCAGGTTAAGCGTGCTGGGCTGGATAGGCGGTTAAAATTATTGCAGGAACAAGGATTGGGAGAAACAGCTGAAGCCAAAAAAATCGCCATTCAAATTGAAAAATTAGATATTGATCAGGCAAATAAGCGAATCGAATTAGCCAAGAAAACAAAAATAACCGAAGATCAATTGGCGCAAGCCAGACTGGATTTATTCCGTTCGACAGTTGGTGGCATAAAAGCCGCATTAGCCGAGGATGAAACCAACCGCCGCAAATTTTCCGGAATAATTAAAGCATTAACAATCGCAGAAATTGCAATGCAGGGCGTTAAAGAAGTCCAGGGAATTTGGGCAAATGCTAATATGAATGCCCTAAATGCACTAATTCCCGGATGGGGGCCAGCGTTTGCGGCGATTCAATCTGCATTCGCAATTACAAGAACTACTTTTGCCGCAACAAAAGCCGCCGGTATCACTTTTGAAAAAGGGGGGATGATAACGCCAAAGGGTGGATACCTGGCCAATGGTGGCCGACATTCAGAGGGCGGCATCCAATTACTCGATGGTCGCACCGGGGCGCACCTGGGCGAGGTGGAACGAGGCGAATTTTTAACCGTGTTCAGCAGAACAGCCTACCAAAATAATAAATCAACAATTGATGCCCTGCTGAATGCGAGCCTGTACCGAGGCGGTGCGCCGATTGAGGGCAGGAAGTATGCCGATGGGGGGATGATTGATCTTGGCACAAAAGCTGGGGCTGGCGGAGATTCCGCAGCGGTAAATGTTACGCTGGCCCAGGCGCAGATTGCCGAGATGCGCCGCCTGAACGATGCGTTTACTGCGTTCCCAAAACAATTGTCTGCGGTGGTGGTTTACGAACAGCAGCAGAAACAGCATCAGGAGGCTGCGAGAATCGAAAGCCGGGCAAACGGATAACCGTTTGCTTTTAAATTTACTTTTCATTTGCTTTTTTTATAATTCAGCCGGAGGTTTCTGGCTGAGTTCTGTTTTTAACTTAATTTTGTAAACTGGGAAAAAGTTGTATAAAGTTGCAAAAAATAAAACAGAACAAAATGGCTATACGAAGAAAAGACAGACCTAAATATTTGGCCCAGTTGTCCGAGGTTCGGCAAAACACCTATTTTGGATATGGCGAAAAGGTTTTTGCGGCTGCGCAAAAATCAGGGAAACAAATAACCCACAAAGAAATTTACCGGGTGGTTTCGGGCCAGCTGAAAAGTTGGGAAATTTTGAACATTATAAAAGCGGTATTGGCCGAGGAAATATGATTGAAGTAAGTTTTTTCGAGGGCGGCATCGCAGTAACGAGGCCAACCAAAACCGTATCGCTGGAGTGGGCGATTGACTATATCAGGGAGGGGCGAGGATATGCCACCATCCGGCCGGTCAGAATTGAAAAGGATGATAAGAAAAAGAAGGAACTGAAAAAACGCTGTTCCTACTTTACATTTTCCGGAACTTTTTCTGCCCGAAATGCCGGGAGCCTGGTTAAGCATTCCGGCCTGATAACGCTGGATTTCGATGATGTGGGAGATGTGGAGGCCGTGGCACTCCAGCTGATGGAAGATCGTTACATTATGGTAATGTTTAGGAGTACCGGCGGCGAGGGATTAAAAGCACTGGCCAAAATTGACCCGGATCGGCATTTGGAATCATTTGTGTCGCTGGCTAAATATTTCCACCATAAATATGGGCTGACACTGGATGCATCCGGGAAAGATGTTTGCCGGGCCTGTTTTGAAAGTATCGATGAAAACATATATGTAAACGAAAATTCCAGCGTTTACCTGCCGGACATCGAAATGGAGGTCGATATGGAAACTGGCGAGGTAATAACTCAGGAACGGCAGTATCCAAAATTTGAAATTAAATCCGAAATGGAATATGTTCAGGGCATTGCCGACCAAATATCCAATAAAGGAATCGACCTGACCATTGGATATAATGAATGGCTGAAGATTGGGTTTTCGCTGGCATCACTAGGCGAGGCTGGTCGGCCGTTATTTCACCAATTAAGCCGACAGAGTAACGATTATAATGAAAAGGATACCGAACTAAAATTTGATAATTGCCTGAAAACAACAACCTGGCGAGATCCGGCCTATTTCTTGAGCCAGGCAAAAAAAGCTGGTTGCGATATGCGTAAATTCATCCGTACGGAAATAAGCCGTACAGCTGAACCGGGAGCAAGTCGGGAGCAAGCCGGGAGCAAGTCGGAAGAAGATGAAGAAAGGGTAAGCAATGTGCTGGCCATCCGGTTTCCGGTGAAGCTGACAAAATCCGAGGAAAAGGAATGCGGCGATTTTGTGCGGAAATACGGATTTCTCAGCTGGAAAAACATTACCTACATTGGCAAAATTCGTGATGGCGAAATGACATTTGAACCGAAATCCAATTTCTCGATGACACCGCACTACCTGGTTACCGATGAAGAGGGCAAGACAACCAGGATTATCGAATTCACGAATTCAAAAAAAGAACGGAGGATTGACCATATCACCACCGATGCATTTGTTTCGGTGGATGCTTTCGCCAAATATGTGGAGCGAGGTAATTTTTGGTCGCTGTTTGATCGCCGGGAGTGGACTAAGGTAAAATCGTGGCTGTATGAGGTAACACCGGCCGCAAAAGAAATCAACACACTGGGGCAGCAGGAAGATGGGTTTTTTGCATTTTCCAATGGGATCCTGGCAGATGGAAAATTTCACGAAATCAATAATCTTGGCATTGTAAGCCTGAAAAACAAAAATTATTTTTTTCCGGCGCTGAGTGATATATACCGCACTAACCGCATGACTTACCAATTTGAACGAGAATTCATTCATACAAGGCGAAATGTGGCGTTCAGTAGCTGGGCGGAATTGTTCTGCAAAGTGTACGGCGAGAATGGCCGGATAGGATTAATGTATTGTTGTATGGCGATGTTTTCGGATATCGTTTTCAAAACGGATGGATTTTTCCCGATGCTGTATTTGTACGGCAAACCTGAATCCGGAAAATCCACAATGGCCTATTCAATTCTAAGTCTTCTGCACAAAACAGAGGGCAAAAGTGTGGGTAGCAATATAAATTCAGTATCAATGGCTGCGCTATTTCGAAAGCTGGGCCAAGTGCGCAATGGTATGGTTCTGCTGGAGGAGTACAACAACGAACTTGACACGAAACAGGTTGAAATCCTGAAGCAAATTTGGAATCGTGATGCTTATCTGAAGGCCGACAGCAGCCAATCCAATACATCGAATCGAACGGTAAGCCACCAAATCGAATCCAGCGTGGTAATCACAGGGCAGCATCTTCCGGTTGCCGATGTGGCCCTGTTTACCAGGGTAATACTTTTGCAGTTTTTCAAAAACGATGGATTTTCGGAAGAATCGATGGAACTGATCAGCGATTTGAAATCGCTGCAAAACGAGAGCCTGACCCAAATCGCCACCAGCATTTTGAAGCACCGGCCGGAAATGGAAGAAAATTATGCGGCTAATTACAAGTACTGGAAAAAGCGATATGCAAAACGATTTGTCGGCACTAATGTAAGCCGGATTGGCCAGCATTGCGCCATTGTGATGGCCATCTATCAAACGCTATCCGGCAAACTGAATTTTCCATTTTTGGAAGAAGAACTGCGGATTTCGCTAGAAAAAATTGCGGAGGCGCAAAACGGAATGATGCAGAACAGCGAAGAAAGCAGCCAGTTTTGGGAGGCAATGGCTTACCTAGTTCACTCCGGCATACTGGAGGAAAACCGCCAGTTTACATTCCGGGAAATGAATCAAATTGCAGTGCGCAGAGATACGGCAAAATCGGAAACTATCCATAATTTTCCGCAATTATCTGAGGTGATGTTTATTCGCCTGAATCAAATTCAACCAGTGTATGCAAAGGAAATGCGCCAGCGAGGGCAGAAGTACATGGATTCAGATACCCTAAGATCGTATCTGAAAAATTCACCTGCCTACATCGGCGAAAAGAAGTCGATGAAATTCGGCGAATCAAATTCATCGGCAATGGTGTTTAATTATTCATTATTGCAGGAAGATTTTTCACTGCGTAAAATCGCATTTATGGCCGACACCAGCGAAACGCAGCTGATGACACCTGACCATCTCGAAATTGAAACTGAAATTGTACCATTCTAATTATGCCCGATATTTCAATGTGTAAAAACGATTGCTGTTCACTATCGGAACAGTGTTACCGATTCCGGGCAATTCCGGATGAATTCAGACAAGCATTTGCCGATTTTCATCCGAACGATGATGGCCAGTGCGATTTTTTTATTTTAGACAAAAATTTTTATTCAGCAGATTATGAAGGCGATTTTGAAATTTGATTTAAGCGATATTGATGAAAAGGATGAGCATTTCAGGTGCATCAAATCTTTGGATATGGCTTTGGCTTTGTATCAAATTGGAGAAAAATTGAATGATACTTTGGACACCAGCGAAGATGGACAAACAATAAATGGTGTCAAATTGCAACAGGACATTCAGGATATATTTGCCGATTATGATATTAACCTGGATAAATTAATTCGATGAAAAAAACCAAAACAAGTAATGGCCCAACAACCAAAACAACATTCGGAAAGCGGCGAGAAGGAAAGCACACCAAAAGCACTGGCCCGAAAAAATCTAAACCAAAACGCTACCGAGGTCAGGGGCGATAATCAGACAGCGGTAAACTGGTTAATTGATCAGCTGGAGGTTTGGGCGGCTGGTAAAATTCATTTCCCCCATCATCTGTGGGAAGCAGCGGAAGAACTGGAGAAAAAGCAAATTGAAACTGCCTATGAAAGAGGTATGAATTTTCCGTGGGTGATGGGGTTTACCGACATTCAGCCGGATGAAGAAGCAAAAATTTATTTTAAAAATATTTATGGAACCTGAAGGAGCAAAAAAAGAGCGATTGAATGTTTATTACTGCCCAAGCCGCCATATGGTGGTAACTAGTGAACCAGTGGTTCCTGGTTGGAAAGCACCGGATATAATTACCTGCCCACATTGCAAAAAAAAAGCCGAAACCTGTTACCATCCGGAAGGCATTCAGGATCGGGCCGATTTGGTTGAACTGAATTTTTATCAGCCAATCGACCATTTGCAAGTCAAAAAAAGTTTGGAAGCCAACCGGCCGAATGAGGTGTGGACATATGGCCGAGCGCAACAGGTATTCGATAAATTACACCTACAGAAACAATTTTATTATAATAAAACAAAATGAAGCGAGAAAACATAGGTTTGGCTTTAGCCATTCAGGACAAACTCCAATACTGCGAAATGTGGATCAAGTTTTTAGAAAATCCGGATAAGCTGGAAATTTTAATTCGGAATCCGGAAGGGCCGGAAAGCCATAAGCTGTTAAGCATCAAAAAAAATATTGATCCGGTTACCAGTTTGCCACAGGTTTATTCGACCAAATACACCGATGATTTTTTGAAGTGGGCAAAGCAGTACCTGTTTACTGAACGCCTGATATTGTTAAACGATTTGGAAAATTTATGAGGCGATTTTCTGATTTGGATTTGAAATTGATTGAACGAGAAACCAAGTTTCACCGATATCACAAACGAATCGTTTATGTTTATTATCGGCAAAATTCAGCACCGTTCAAAAAATATGATAAAATGAAATTTTGGGCGTACACCCACATGGAGGAAATCGAAACCCGGCATCGTCTGAAAGATTTGGGGTGGAATTGCTTTTGTCGGCACTGGCGATCACCAAAGAAATCGCCGCCTGAAAATCACATTGAAGTCCGGGAAAGCCTGATCCGGCCACCGGTTAAAAAAACAGAATAGAGAACAGGTTTTAAAAATGCCGTCCGGTTTCCGGGCGGTTTTTTTTATGTTTGCATCATCATATCGCTTCTGTTTTATTTTTTCTGAAGTCAAAAGAACCGGCAGATTTGCCGGTTTTTTTGCATATTTGAAATAATAAGGCTGGCCACCGCAATGCGGCAATGGGTTGGCTTTCGATGCCCGACCGCTGATCAGCGAGGGCGAACCTGGGCGCAGGTTTCTCCGGCAGTAATGCCGGATTTTTTATTTCTGTTTTATGGCAAATAAATAAACTACAAGTGAGCCGAGTAAATAACCGCAAGCTGTGGCCAGTGCCAGTTTTAATCTGATGTTCCAGTTTTTCGATTCCACCATAAACCCGGCAAATGGCAAATTCAGGAAAGGTCCGATGAAAGCCATTAAGAGCATTGCGGCCGATTTATCGCTGATTGTGGTAATGTACAGTGTGCTGGCCATTTCCAAAATAAAAGCAGAAATAAAAATAATCAGGTATTTTTTCATCATGTAAAGATGTTGATGATTTTTTAGTTGGCTACAAATTGAAGTCATCTCAAAACGCAAAATCTTGGAAAAGTACAATTTTATCATTTGCCTAATGCCAAGAAAATGATACAAAAACCTGATTAACTTATAAGTAAAATACCAGCAAAACCCGGCTTTTTGCCAAAAAAACCGTTCCAACCAAGCGTGCAAATAATTGCACAAAGTTGGAAAAGTTGGAACACCCGTTCCAACCGTTATTTTGTTGATGCTCTTTGCGTTTGGTCAGGTCGCTAACAAAAGTTGGAACGGTTGGAACGATTTTATGCCATCGAGGGTGAGAGCATCCGGAAATCCAAGTTTGCGAATCCGATTTTTATCATAATTTTGTCCATTCAAGACACATAAAAAAACAGAGCTAAAATATTGATTTATAATATATTTATGTCCTGTTTAGTCCATCCGGACAAGCATCCTTTTACCCTTAAATTTTGCCGATATGAAACTGCACAAACTGCCCTGTAAACCCTATGTTCGAAAGTATGTTGCACCTGACCTTTCCAACCGGGGAGTTTTGAAGATTAAAAACCGGGTGGTGCGCACCATCCGGGACAAAAACGCAGTAACCAAATACTTTGAAAAGTCCAATTCTGCGACCTCGTTTATTATGGTCGAAATGAATTGTTCATCGCTCTATACACTGTACGCTTTGCATTCCACATTTGAGCGAGAATTTCGGGATAAATTATTCAGCGTAATGGCTTACGCAGTATTTAAAGGGATCCCGGCAAGGGAGGCAGCGAGGGAATTTTTGTCGATGTACGACATCACGGCAGATGAATACGATTTAGATTCCGCATATCGAACCTGGCAGCGGCGAAAAGAACGCTATTTGCACCCGACTAAAGTCCGCAATGAAGAACAAAATGAACCAGTTAATTTGAATTCGATTCAATTGAAATTATATGAACTTGGATGATCTAATTGATGGAGCGGAAGAAATTTCGACCTGTGATGTGGAAATCGCTGGCATCGATGCCCTGTACCTAATTCCGGCCGACATCAGCCAGTTATTTATTTTTGAACCGGATACCATCACGGACATCGTTACCGGATCAACGGCCTTAAAAATTGATTTCGATTTTCAAAGCTGCCTGTTCAAGGGCCGGATGAGGCAATCCGATGCAGGAATCAATTACGATAATTCGATTTCATTCAGGTATAGCAAAGATGTAACGGAGTGGCTGCAACTCAATAAAGAGCAGGGATTTTTTGCCGTCTTCCTTAAATCGAATCAGTGGTATGTTACCGGATCAAATGCTCTGCCTTATTATTTGAATTTTGAATATCAAACCGGCAAGTCCGCCGGTGAGCAACAGGGTTACGATATCGAATTAACATCCAGCCAGCTGCGGCCATTAATTAAGTACGAAGCACCAGCACCACCGCCGCCCTGATAAATTCGCCGAGTCCTAATAATATCCAGCGAAGTCGGGGGAAATTTGTTTTATGATTAATCGCCTGATTCGTGTGAATTCTCAGGGCTGGGCAACCAGATCCATTGCCGGAATGCTGACTGGAATGCAGATTGATGCAGAAAAAGGCATTCTGTTTGATGTGGTTCTTTGTCAGGCCATGCAGCCAAAAGGAGCAGCTGGTGAATCTTACATTGAAACCGATGGGGAAATGCTTCCGGTGGTAATCAAAACTCCGAATGAATTCATTAAACGCCTGGTGAACATCGCCGAAACAAGGCACGGCGAAAGTGGCCATCAGGTGAGATTCGGACATCCGGGAATGTGCGACCAAGTACTGGGTACTTATGCTGGCAGGGCGAAAAATATCCGGCAGCGTGGAAATCAAGTTATCGGTGATATTCACCTTTCCGCAGCTGCGGAAAATGCACCCGGCAAAGGCAATTTGCGCCAGTACATTTTGGATTTGGCCCAGGAGGATAGCGAAGCCATAATGATGAGCATCGTGTTCACTCCGGGTGATCATTACTTTATTAATGCCGATGGAATCCGTGAGGTGTGGACTGGTGAACAGGATCAGGTAAAGTATATGGCCGAACTATCCGATGTGGATCGGGTACTATATGAAACTGTTATGGACTGGCATTTCACCGATTTTGTTGATCAGGGTGCTAATACCAACGACCTGTTCCGTGATAGCCGTGGAAACGAATTATTGAGTGCAAAAGCATTTGAATTTCTCGATTCAAACCCGGCGGTTTGGGAAATCCTTTCCAACCAGCCGGAAATAGTTGAGGAGTTTTTTATTAAGTATGAAAATTATCGAAATCGAAAAATGAATAAATCCGAAAAAAAAGCTGGCGGTTTGCTCCAGCGGGCCAAAGCTGCTTTGGAAGCGGTTTTCACGGCGCAAAAATCAATCGATGCCACCACCGTGGACGGCGTGGCCATTTCAATTCAAACCGATGCGGATGTGCCGGCGGTTGGCGATGTTGTGTTCATTGCTGGATCAACCGAGACCGCTCCGGCCGGTGATCACCAGCTGACCGGTGAACTGGAAGGATACACCATCACCACCGATGAAGCCGGTGTAATTACAGCGGTTACCGAACCAACAGCAGAAGAAGCACCATCTGAAACTGCACCATTGATGGAAGATGTGGTGGTAGTGGAAAATCAGGCGCAGCTGGAGGAAACAAGCCGTGCGCTGGATGCAGTGGTTTCCATAGTTGAACGCCAGCAGGTGATCTTGGACAAGCTGACCAACAGCGTGAAAAATCTAAGCGAAGAAGTAAACGCACTCCGCAATGCTCCGCTGGCCGCAAGAGTTTTTGCTGCATCAGATGTAAACATTTCCAATCTGCGTGGCGCAGATGGGGACAATTTGTCCCCGTGGGAAGCAGAACGCCGCCGGATTATGGCAACTAAAAAATAAGTTTTTAAATTTTAAATCATTTATAAAAATGGCATCAGTAAACATTTCCGCATTAAACTCCGCCCTGGGCGCATATGCCCGGCAGGAAAAAGTTGAAATCTTCAACAAAATTCTTCGTGAAAGCACTGCCCAGTATTTCACAACAGTAACCGGATCAATCGATCAATTGCCGCTGGCCAAATTGGTAACCGGCAGCATCCTGAAACCTTACGCTGCTGGCGGTGGATTTACCGCTACCGATGATGCACTGGTTTTCGGCGCAAGAATTCTGAACGCTCGCCGCATCTCTGCTGATGTGGAAATCGTTCCCCTGGATCTGTACAATTCTTGGTTGGGTCAGCTGGCCGGGGCACCTCCTGCATCGCCATTCGACATTCCATTTGAGCAGTTCATTATGGATGCGATTGCAAAGCAAGCCCAGGATGATTTGGAAGGTGCGATTTGGAACGGTACTTACAACGGTTCAGGCACTACCTCTGCCGCCACTATGGACGGCGTTTTGAAATTGGTTAAAGCTGCGGTTACCTCCGGTGAAATTCCTGCTGGTAATGTTACTGCGTTTACTGCAATAACATCTTCCAATGCATTGGATGAAGTGAAGAAAGTACGCACCAAAGTTGCAGCCCAGTATCGCAATAAGCCGATGTACTGCTTCCTTTCCGTTGCCAATTTTGACAATTACATGGACGATTACCAAGCATCTGTTGGTTCAGTGGTTTACAATCGTGATTACACTCAGGTTTTTATCGAGGGTACTCAAACCCAGCTGGTGGCAATCCCCGGAATGGTTGGTACTGACAGCAACCGCATTTTGATTACTCCGAAAGAAAACCTGGTATTCGGATACGATATCGAGGGTGCAGCTTCCAACATCATCACTCAGGAGTATAACCGTACCATTAAGGTTATGATGGATTTCCGTGCCGGTGTGAATTTCCGGGATGGTGGTGTTATTTGGTGTAACGGTAACGAAGCCTAATTTTTACCAATATGTGCGTAACTCTAATTGATATGTCCGCCAGCTGCGAGAGCGCAGCTGGTGGTATCGCCCGGCTTTTCGGGATTCAGGCAGATGATGTGGCGAGCATTGCCGCAGTGAATTCGACTACTAAAAAAGTGGTTCCGGAAGGTTTGGTATTTACTCCTACAGGCGTAATGCGTGAGTTTGATTTCGTAAAAAACTCCGAGGGTGGTAAAGCAGGTATTGATGAAAACGATATTGGCACACCTCAATCGCCAGCTTACGAAACCATCGTTACAATGGCTGTTAAAGGTAATTCTGCTGTGAATCGTGCCTACCTGAATGAAGTGCGCCAGGGATTCCGTGGAGTTCTTGCAGCAGTAATGAACACCGGACAGATTTTCCTAATTGGTACACCCAGTACTCCAGCCATTCTTCGCAAATACAACCGCAAATTCGGAAACGATCTGGAAGTGGCCAATGTGCAGGAACTTGAATTTTATTTTAAATCTGCCACCGGGATGGTTGAATATGCAGGAACGGTTGAAGACTTGCAAACCGTTGGTTTGAACGATTAACCCATAAATTTTTCGGTCTTAAAAGGGGAGCAGCAATGCTCCCTTTTTTTGTTTTATGAATTTAAATAAGGAAATAAAAAACTGGCTGGAAGCAGAACACAAGGATTTTTATTTGGGCCTATCGCTTTTACAGCAAGTATGCCGGAATAAGGTTTTGGTAATGAATCTGGGCAAAAAGCAAACGCCAAAAAACCTGGACAAAATTAATTACGAGTTATCAATCTACCTGAAGGTATTATACCAGCCGGTATTACTTGATGTAATAGAAGAGCCAAAACCAACCGAACCAATACAATCGAAACCAATTGAAGAAACCGAATTTGATGTAAAAGAATTGCCCGATCAGGTTCAGAAATTATTCACTCAGAAAAGGGGGTTATATCTTGAACGCAATAAATTGAGCCAGCAGGTTCAGGATGAAAGCAAAGGGGAAACAGTAGTTTCAAAACCTGTTCAGGAAAAAGTAAAATCGATATTGGAAATTGATGAACTGATTAAGGCGGTGGATTCCAAAGTCGAATATTACTGGAAACACGGTGCATTGCCGGTTGATGCGGCACAGCCAATTAATGAAGAGCAGAGGAAAGTAACATTGGAACAAATCCGGAAGCAAATCAAGAATCAAAACACATATGTAACTAAAGCGAGGCAGCGATTTGAAAAGAACCCGGAAAACTTGCGTTATGCCGAGGACTTACAAAAAAAGCTGTATGAACTTAAAGAACTCCATTACCAGCGTGATGCCTTACAAATCCAAACATCAGCTGAACAATTACCTGATTCGCCATAATTTTCACGAATTGGATATTTACATCGCAAGCCATCCGGCCGAGATGTTTGATTATCTCCGGGTAAAATCGATTCGGGAAATTGACAGGTTTGATGCTTTATTTTTTGAAAAAATAGTTGGCTATGACAAACGCCGCCGCCGGGCGTTTATCTGCATCAATATGCTTATGATTGATTTATTCACCGATATGCATCGGGTAATTCGGGAAGGGATTCAGGAAGCCGATACAATCGTGGCTATTACCAGAGAAGATACCATTGCGGAATCCTTTATGCTGGCCACTAATTACTGCCAGCAGATTGGATTTGCGGTTGCATTTGGCAACCGGTCGCATATTTGATAAATTATTAATCATTTACTTTACAGAATGGAATCTGATAAAATAGATCGGTATCGGGAAATTGTTTTAGGCCGAAAAAACGGAACTGAAAAACAGAGGGCCAGCGTGGCGAGATTTCGGCACGCATTTACAATGATGTGCGAAGGTTATACACCTATGCAAGCGGCCGGAAATGTAATGGAGGTTTTTGGCGTTTCTCAAACAATGGCAATGCGAATTATCCGGGATGCCATTGCGGTTTTTGGCGATGCCAACAAATTTTCCAAGCGAGGTATGAAGGTGGCAAATTATGAACGCCTGATGAAATTGGCCCAGCGATGCGAGGAACGAGGTGAATATTCAACTGCCCGTTTACTCATTAAGGATGCCAACGAATTGCTGGGATTAACCGGTGATGATGATGAACATTTGGAAAATCCAAATGAATGGATGCGGCCTGATGGTTTTATAATTGTAACGGATCCAAAAGCACTGGAAAATGCCAGCAAAATAATTGAAGTAGAAACAGAAGATGCAGAAGTAATTGATGATGAAGAAATCGAAGGAGCATCTCCAAATAATTTACCTGACACCCAAACAAGCTGAGTTTTTAAATGCCAGGCAGAAACGCAAGGCATTAATCGCTGGCCGTGGTTTTGGGAAAACCCATGTAATGGGCCATCACCTATACAGGCTGTTCAGGAATTTGCCAACCGGAAAATCGCTGGCGGTTTCATCGACTTATTATCAGCTGCTGACCAAGACCTGCCCGGAAATGGAATCCGCCTGGAAAGAATACGGACTAGTGGAATGGGATGAGCGGAAAAAATCAGGGCAATGGATTTTTGGCCGAAGGCCACCGGCCCATTGGGTGAAGCCGTACAAAATGCCCAAGAATCCTGAATACTGTTATTTCTTCATTAACGGCCATGTTATCGAACTGGGCAGTTTGGAAGTAAAGGATCGATTCCGGGGTGGTAGTTATGATGCCCTGACAGGGGATGAATCGGCACTTTTTAAAGAAGATGTATGGAATAAGATTTTTGTAACATCCGTTCGAGGTCGCACTATTGGCCCAGGATCCTTTGACCCGAGGTTAAATTTTATGCACCAATCAATCACGCACTTTACATCTGCTCCCTGGTCTCCGGAAGGGCAATGGGTTTTCAAGTGGGAAAAGCTGGCGCAGGAAATGCCGGATAAATATTTTTTTATGTCAGGCAAAACCACCGACAACATTGCCATACTGGGAGAGGATTATATTGATAACCTAAAAAATAGTTTATCGCCGCTGGAATACTATGTGGAAGTTCTTAACGGCCGAATGGATCGGCAGCCCGGTGGTGGATACTATCCAAGTTTTTCGGAAGAGAATCACACCACCATTATCACCTACGATTACGATTGGGATTCCGGCGGCAGGATGACCATCAAAAGGGATTCGTTTGTTCACCGTGATAAGCCGCTGCTGTTATCGCTGGATTTCAATATTACTTTCACCTGTATGATTGTCTGCCAGCAGATAAACCAAAACCAGTTCCAGGAATTCCGGGTTTGCGATAATCTGTTTGCCAAACCTGATCCATTGTCAGATAAAGATGGCGAATTGCTGATTGATACTTTGATTGATCAGTTTTGCCAAAAGTATGCGCACCATCCGGTGAAGATGGTCGAATTGTATGGTGATGCTACTGGGAACAACCGGAGGCTAGGTGCGCCGCCATTATTTGAACAGGCAGTGGTAAGGTTACGCCATAATGGATGGCAAGGAATTATTAAGGCCAGTGGTAGGTTACCGCATCACGAAATGCGCCATATACTTATCAACAATATATTGCGCCGAATTGATACTAAATACCCGGTGGTAATGCTGAACGCAAACAACTGCCGGGCATTGATTATGTCGATAATGAATGCGCCGATTAAGGGTGATTATTCAAAAGACAAACGATCTGAAGCGCAAAACATCCAGCAGGAGTTTGCAACACATTTGAGCGATACATTCGATTATATCCTGGTTAGCCTGTATGCAAAGAT